CATCTTTTACGATAACCTTAAATTTATCATTATATGGGACAAATTTACCAGCTATATAATTGTCTCTTCCATAAATATTTCTTTTTTGTGGTAAATGAACTTTACAAAAAGGAGAATCTAATTTACATTTTGTTAAAATTCTATTATTTTGCCCATCTACTAAATTAAAATATCCATTACAACTTTCTAAAAACTCCTTATTTTGACCTTTTTTAAATAATACTAATGATTTTATATTATCATCTTTAAAATATGGTAAAAATTCAAATTTTTTAGTTTTTTTTGTCATAATTTCAACTTTTTGTCGTTCTAATTTTTCTTTTTCTTCTAGTAATAATTTTTTCATTTCCAAAAGTTTTCCTATATTTAAATCCATATAAGACTTAAAATCAATAGATATTTCTGCTCTTCCTAGATCAAATTTTTTACTATTAAAATATTTCATTTCTATACCATAATATTTATTATTTTTATCAGTTGAAAAATCATTACCAACCACAAAACCTGTTAAAAAATTATTAATATTTTCGTATTTTTCTTGTTCATAGTTAAGTTCTAAATTATTAGGAAGTAAATCTCCCATATTTGTGTAATTTTTTAAGTTTACATTTTTATTAAATAGTAAATTATGAATACTATATTTCTTAACCATATTAGAAATAATAATTTTTTCACTATTAGGAATTTTTTTAATTTGGTCCATATTAATATTTTCCATTTCTCCCATATTCATTCTAATACCATTTAATAATTTACTTTTTTCTTCGTCTCCAATAAATAATTCTTTATTTTTATTAGTTTTTATTACAAAAAGTAAAATTATTAAACAACATAAAATTATTAAAATAGTGTTATTCATTACCTAATATATAAAGATATAAAAAATTTGTGTGTTTTACCATTATAGATTTTTTATTGAAAAATTCTATGATGTTAAATAATTAATGAACTGAAATACTTAATGAAATAAATAAATACTTAATAAAATAAATAAATACTTAATTGGAGTAAGCAAGACCACCCATACCACTCATGATTCGAAGCACATTGTAGTTGGTGGCATAAACTCGAACCTTGGCTTGACCCTCACTACTACTAACTTTACTGGAGAGAGTTAAGTGGAGAGTAGCACTATCAATTCTGGACATATTACACGTTCCTGATGGCTGGTGCTCTTCAGGTTTAAGACCGAAAGAGTAAACATTGATACCGGTGGAAGGGACATTTTCGTGGTGCTGGTATGGCTGGACTAGATTGAAGTATCGGCCTTCTCGTTCGGAAAATCTATCGTGACCATTGAGCTGAAGTTTGGCTTTCTCAACTGGATTCTGGCCTCTATCATACGAATTGTTATGTGACATTAAAAGACCTTCCCCGTGTCCTTCGTTGCCGAAACCCATACCTAGACCACTCTCGGTTCCACTACCCCAGTGGGCAGAACCATGAGATTCAACTCCGGATTGTGGGTCAGTATCAATAACACCGTCCATAATATCAGTGAGGGATAATGGGTCAGTTTGCCCGTATGGAGTTTTATCTACCTCGTCGGTGTAGTTAAACCACTGTTTACCATGAATATTGGAGCCTGTAGGCTGTTTCTCAACAGATTTGTCCATCTGAACCACCCAGATGAGTTCCTTACAAGGGTGGTTGAAGTTGAGCTTAATCTTGTTGTTAGTGCTAGTGACAGATTCGTCACCAGTGAACTGAAGCTGTTCGATGAGATATTCGTGCGAAACCTGGGCGAATCTTCGTCGTTCGTCAGTATCTAAGTAGATGTAGTCAACGTAGAGAGATGCGCTCTCGAGAGAGACAGTGGTAGGCATATCTTTATTAACACCACAGCAATCAGCCGCACTTCTAAATTCAAGGTTAATCTTGACTTCGTGATACTGGAGAGCAATAAGTGGTAATGCGAGACCAGGGTTTCGGCAAAACCAGAACTGGAGTGGAATGAAAAGAGTGGTCTTTGGCATAACACCTTGTTGATCCTTGACAGCCCTAGGAGAATCTCCTAAAGTTCCCCCCCCCACAGATTTTCCGCCGGATACAGGTCGGAAAAGTCGGTCCACGTTACCAACCATGGAAGCATAACCAGCTTGTTTACCGGAGGTCTGTGTGAGTTCGTTCCAGATGTGGAGCCAGTCACCATAGTGTTTATCTATTCGCTGACCACCAATTTCGACTTCGACGTTCTTAATAAGAGCGTGACCAACCCAATTGACCCATCGGAAGTATTCACCCGCTGCCACCGAGACAGATAGAAGTTCCACCTGGAGGTAGACTCGGTGTATTAAATCACCGTTTCTCGAGACCGTACAGACAACCTTTCGGCCGAAATCAGGAGTTCCGTTGAAAGTCTGTTCAATAGACT